ATGTGGATATCGATCCACTCCTGCGCACAAACGATGAGGGTTACAAATACCTAAATTGGATGGACGCACACCAAGAAGTTATCTCCAGATTCCCCGATTATTTTTTTGAGTTTGAAAAATCTTACGAGGGGCTCGATTATTTTCTGCTGCCAGACGGCACAGCATACGTTTCGATCACGATGACGATCGCAAACGAAACCATCAAAACCAGCCTTCCAATTTACAAAGCTAATTCTTTTGAGCTAATCACCAACCCGAATGCGGCTGACGTTCACAACACGAAGCTGCGGCTGCGTACAAGAGCATTAGCGGAATTCGGGTTAGGTTGCACGCTGTACGGCGAAGATGCGCCTTTAGAGGCGTCTACGAAAGCTAAGCCGGTAGCCAAGAAGAAAGACGGGGCGAAGCAAGATCCGAGAACTGCTATGTGGGCTGACGTACAAAGGCAAACCACCAGAGAAAAAGCTCACGCGGCTGCAACCAAATATAAAGCTGCTGTAAACGGTACGGAGTTAGACGACGACACCTCCAGCCGCTGGGCAGCTTTGTGCAAGAAACAAGGCTGGGAGGTTGCCAATGCAACAAGGTGATAAAGAATGGCTTGAACTGCGTCCGAATAAAATCACAAGCACAGACGCTGGCAGCATTGAAGGTGTGAATTCATATGAGTCGCAACAGCAGTGGTTGAGGAAAAAGGTCCGCTCGATACTTGGGATACACGAAGATTTGAGCCATATACCTGCGGTCGCACACGGATCTAAAACAGAACCGATAGCCCTTGAATGGCTTGAGCAACTGAAAGGTTTGGAGGATGGCGGCTGGGATCAGCCTTATCAGCTTCATAGAGCGCATGACTGGCTTATGTCCTCGATCGACAAGCGATATGGGCTCTCGAGTGGCGCAGAAGTAAAGTGTCCCTTCACGAAGTACACCAAGCAGCCCTACTCTGTTTATGACAAGCCTTCATATCTAGTGCAATGCAGGCATCACATGGAAGTCTGTGATCTAGATCACCTCTACTTCGTCTGCTACATCTCGCCTGATGTGTTTCACATCGACGAGTTAGAACGCGATCCGAACTGGTTAGCAGAGATGTTGCCTGGTCGACTCATGCCGACACCTAGGTCAGACAAAGTCACTCGACTCGATCTTTATCATACTTGGTTTAACCATGCGCACGATGAAGCTAAAGACCCTGCGAAAGCAGAAAAGTATTTAGACGACAAAGACTCCCGTAAATATAAAGACGTTCAAGACAGCGATATAGACCGTATACAAGAGCTTGTGTTTGAGCAGCGTGAGATCGATGCGGCTATTGAGCCACAGTTAAACCGCGCCACTGAAATCAAAGAAGAAATCGAGACCCTTAGAAAGTCTATGGGAGACCGTTACGAATCAAGCGTCACCAACGGGACGGTAAAAATACAGATCATTAAGAGCAAAGGAACGATTGATTATTCCAAGGCTTTCGATGCTGTACAGGGCGAGGATCTTCTCGCTAAACAAGGTAAACGATCCGACGACTTCCGTCGTGCCGATACCAAGAGAGCAAAAATAATCTTAGAGGAAACACATGAGTAATTTTGAAGTACATGCTGGAAACGCACGAATCTATCAACTGCCCAAGGAAAAGATTGAGGCTGAACGCGCACGAATGGATGCACAAGCGGCGAAGGGTGGCAACACTGCCTTTCTTGCAGACGCCCCTACCCCGACGCACGATGGTTTTTTAATGGTTGACCAGACTTTGGTGAATTATCTGCAAACCATGGTAGATGCTGGAGATGGTCAGTCCGTGAGATTGAATTGGAAAGGCTACCGAGACACCACAAACAGCGGACTAGGCGTGATTAAGCTGCAAGATATTTGGACGAAAGAATCTGGAGCCTTCAAAGACTACAAGAAGAATGCAGACCTTCCGACAGGGCAAGCACCTACACAGGCACCTACACAAGCGCCTGCCGAGGTTGACGCATTTGCGGAAGACATCCCCTTCTAAATGCTGAAGCTGATTACGCACAGTCACCAATCTATCTACCTTGGTAAGAATCTCGACAAAGATAACTTGGAAAGGACATACGACTATAAGTTTTATGTCGGACGAATTGCCAGAGGGGTTCCTGCTTACGCGATCGTAAGCGTGTACTCCAGCGGAGAGAAGCAAATCACAGAAGAGGATATGCGCGTTAATCATGTAATTCATTTGAAGGGAATCGCCACAGACATTCGATTGTTATCGATATCTAAAAGCATTGAAAAAACTGACGAAGTAATTTGTGCTAGTTGCGGGGAGATCACCCTGATCGACGCGCACCTGCATGCGCTCGACGCTCTGTGGAGTTTCGATATGCCTAAGTCAGTTATCGCACATCGCTCTAGAAGGGGCATTAAAAAGAAGGGAAAAAAATGGATGACCAACAACAACAGTACCTATCGTTAGATGGTGCTAAGTACCTAGTCTCAGATATTCCACAGCTTGGAATAGACCTAATTGTGAAAATGCAAAGAGCAAATGACGCTCTTGCACAAATGAGCGCAACCATCGAAGCGATCACTCGCGGAGTGAAGGATATGGAAAGCGATATGCGTAAGCTTCTTCCAGGACCGATGGTGGAAGACGCTGAGACTGAGCCAACAGTTCAGTAGATGACCAAAGAAGTTAAGAAGAGCCCCCAAGGGTTTGGGAAAGACCCCTCGACAGAACCGCTCTGGGTTGTTTTTGCGAGAAAGTTTTGGCGACCAGTTCATAGAAAGCGTAAAAGCGTTCGATCAACTAATTTCGCCAAGGATTCCGCAGGCAATCAAATTTGGATCGTGGAGGACAGGGAGATGACTGAGCAGGAGCTTCGTAGCCGAGTGAGCGATTTAGCAATTAGCAATATCAGACCTCTCTGGGGTATAGTCACTGACGAAGAAGTACGAAGCCTCAGTCATTTTTCAATTCAGGAGATTGATTGATGAATGAGATGACTTTTTATAAAGCCGCAGAGCGGTATGAAAGGAAACTTAGCGACAAAGGTAGAGCGTGTGACGCCAATAAGCGCAGCGTTCTGAAGCGATTGAAATCATTTATCGGCGATGTTCCGTTAAGTGAAATCGACCGAATGCTTATCGACGACCTTCATTCTTGGTTAGCAACCACGAAAACGAAGAGAGGTGGTAATTATGCGGTGTCGACTATCGCCAACCACTTAGGGTACTTAAAAGCATTACTAAGATGGGCGAACGAAGCAGGGAAACTTGATTCTGTTCCGGTGATAAAAGTTCCTAAAGGAGAAGAGCGTGATGGGTTTCTCGAACCTGAACAGGTCGAGGCGCTGATCAGAGAGTTGGACCCTTGGAGAAGTGACCTGGTTATGTTTGGTCTGAATACCGGACTACGCAAAACCAACTGTTCACACCTTCGATGGGATCAGCTTGAGAAAGACTACTGGGAAGTCAGTATCGAAAGTATCAAAACGAAGAACGGTAAAAAGTTCCGGACGGTACTTAATTCTGACGCAAGAGATGTAATTCTCAGACGTCTGTCTCGTGCAGAGACTAGGGAAGGTCGTGGTATTCGCAGGTCTGAATTTGTTTTTGCAAAGGATCTGACCAACAAACCCAGCGTTAACGTTTGCGATGGTGTTTGGCGAAAGGCGGTAGTAAGAGCCGGTCTTCCAGAAGGAACTTGCTTCCATACGCTACGGCATACTTTTGCTAGTTGGCATATGCGAAACGAGGTTCCGGAGATGGTAATCCAGCAACTCGGGGGCTGGTCGAATACTGCAATGTTGCAGCGTTATGTTCACATAAAAGATGAGCAAAAACGCAAGGCAGTGCAGGGTTTTGAGGGGATGGTTAGGTACAACTAAACCGGCCTGTTTGCACTTAATATATGCGGAAATGCCGCATATTATGAAGGAAGTCAATCGAACATATATTATGTTAAAGAGCGACTTCCAAAAAAAATGTATAGTAATCAATGACTTACGAGGGTTCGTTTTTCTTCAACTTAACATGTTTTTCAGGGATAACATAGATGTCAATTTTGAGTTTTGATAACGGCAGCAATGCCAAGTTACGCGACTCTGTCGCGAAGAGTATTTACGAGCATGAATACGCAAAAATAGTAGAGATGGATATGCAGTTTATCCCCTACCAATTAGCGCAATACGCTTATGAACTAGCAGACGCTTTCATCGCAGCTAGGAAGGATTCTATCAGTAATGGTGGTCTATCCGATGAGCAAATGTCTACACCGAAGTCACCCCCTACGATTGTAGGCGCAGATTTTTCTGGCACGAACGACAGTAGATGGCATGAGTTCAATCTTAGCCCTGAGCGGTTTCGTGTGGATGAAGACGGTAACCCAGTCCTGACAATGGACGGATTTCCTGCATACAAACGTGGTCCTAAAGTTGAGACTACACATTAACCCACACAAGGAAGGCGATTTATAAACGATCTAGGGTGGTCCCCTAAGCGGCGCATGCCCGTCTGCGCGATCGGAAGACGGGATCTATTTTGGAGGGTGTGGCAGACTGGTTATGCAGCGGACTGCAACTCCGTTCATGTCGGTTCGACTCCGACCTCCCTCTAGTCCCAAGTCTTGGTTCCTTTACGACCGTACTTCGGTATGCAGTATGCGGTGATATTTGCTTGCCGTCGGTGCCGTTCTGTCATGGGCGACTTACCGCTCTCGATTAAGTGGGCAAAAGTGTTACATCTGGTAATGTCTCGAAACATGAACTCTTCTTCGATTTGCGCGTTATCCACTACGACAACAAGAAGAAACATCATGATCACGGCAGTTCGATCAAATTGATCGGCACTGGTCTCCAACCTTTCCTGTTCATATGCCGAATGGGATACCCCTCTTCGCTGTTTTCTAGCACACGAAGCTTTCGGTATACCACGCTTAAAGAACTCCACTGAGAAATTTCATTCTCGTACCTACCGCAACCCTTGCACCGAGCATCACCCCACTGTCGGGTGGTACACCAACCACTGCAAGGATCGTCATGAAGGCGCTCTACTTCTCCGTTAAGGTTCATCGTTTACTCCTTATTATGTACATTTTTGGAAACAAACAGCCAATATGTAAATCTTTAGAAACAAAATGCAAATGGAACAAGTCCGTATTTTTTTGCGGACTTTCCCCATTTGTGAACAACAAATAGATGTGCTTACGAGCCCCTGTTTTGAAAGCTTTGAGCGGCAAAGAATGCAGCCAATATGCCTGCTACTGATACGAAGTAGACGCTAGCCATATCACCCAGTATGTCGGCGGCTTGCCCAAGCCCAACCCAGCTACTAAAGACCACCAGAGAGGGATACAGGAGCATTCCCCAGAGGGCGAACCAACTCATAGCCCTCTGTGCATCCGCCCTCTCGTTGGATATTTCGAGTTGCTGGAGCTCCTTTGATAGCTGTATTTCATGGTCAGAAATCTCGCCATCATTGTCTAGATCTAAGGCTTCATACTTAGAACCTGGTTGGAGTTTTTTAGCTTTCACTTAGCCTGCTCTTTCGATTTCTTTACAGCATTTTCATAAAACTTGTTGAATCTGTCGTAAATCTTTTGCTTCAACTTATCCAACCTCTCAATCTCTACTCTTAACTTCGCGTCGTCGGTCAAGTGTGCTTCTTGGAAGTTCTGCACCTTTCTTATAGCTCTTAGTTCCTTGTCACTCGCCTTGTACACTTCTTGCATAGTTCTGGTTACAAAAGGCTCTAGGTTTCTTCGCTTAAAGTTTTCTCTTTTTTCTGGCGTGGTAGCTTCTTCTAGCTCAGCAATCTTGCTTTGCAAATCCTTCCTATTCTCGTAGTAGTTCATCTGGTCGGTGTACGCGCTTGGCTCTTTGTAAAACTGCCCAACGATAGGGAAGTCAACGAGCTCTATTGCGTCTGGATCTGTCGCTGCCTTGTACGTTACATCCGATACATCACCGACAAACCTACCTACCCCGCCTAGCGTCCACGCAAAAACATAATCCACTCTGTCTGGCGTTAGGTAGTTGTATGGCAAGTACTCATTGTCATCAAACTTAGATCCATCCAAATCGTTCAGGTATTGGAGTACGTCTTTAGCTGCTTTTGAGGTGCCTCGCTTAGTAACATGAACCTTAGCTTTTGGAGCTTCAAAGGGTGTCTGTTCTTTTTGTATTGGCGAACCGAAGTAGTTTTTGTTAGCAACTAAATCAAGCCATAGCTCCCCTATATCAGGAGCGAATCCACGCAATGACTCAACGCCCTCTCCGGCTGCTGTATCAACAGGGCTAAAGTTGTCTATTAGTGTTTGACCGATCTGACCAACAACTTCTTGCTCACTCTTGATCTCAAACTGCCACTCAGCCATCAAACGCCCGAGGTTTGGCAAAAACATCCAACCATAAGCCATCGGTAGGGAAACCATTGATCCGTCTTCTCTCATTATGCTAATCGAACGCTTTAACTGATAATCAGAGTAGTCCGCGTACTTTGTTTGGCTTGCGTCTCCATCCATGAACGATTCGATCAGCGAAGGCTGAGTGTCTAAAAACTTATCATCCTCCTCAAATTCGCCATCATCATCGTCCATTGGTGACATTAAGATATTGTAGACTGTCGTCGCATACCCGAACGCAACCATGCCAGCAGCAAAAGCGGGGACTTTCATCCCATGCCTTCCCACAGCCTGTATGAAGTTTAATGTACCCTGCTGAGCAGCGTTGAAGAACAAGTACGCAAGATTTATAGCGGCGTTTGATTCACCTTTTCTGTTGAAGTTAACAGTCAAATCTTTCGCTAAGGTTGCAGAGTTTTCCCTCGGAGAGCCTGCTTTTCTAGCTTCAACATACGCTGAAACTCGAACAGCATTTTCCATAGTTTGATTAAAGTCCTCCACGAACTTACCCATCGCAACGAATGCACCTCTAACGTCACCGCCTTTAACTTGACGCTCAATAGCTGCGACCTCTTCATCATACGTTCGCGTCAGAATCATGCCTGTTGGAGCGCCGTCCTCGAAGTATTCTTTGACGTATTGATCGTACTCAGCTTGTCTCGCTTTGCCTCTAGCTGTGAGAGCCTTTCCGCGACCCTCCGTCTCTCTGAGGTGCCTCCAGTATGCGCGTAGTGCATTGGGGTAGTTTTGCACCATCTTGCGAACTATGCCTTTCCCTTCAGTTCGAGAACCTTTAGCCTGACTTTCAGACATCGCGTAGGGTATGGCGGTTACAACGTCTCTTATAGGGTTAACTAATCCCCATGCAGGGTTGTAGTTAATCAACATGTTACGGCGGAAGTTTTGGAAAGTAGACAGGTACTTAGCGCCACGAGACACAATTAAATTGTATTGGTTAAATGGTGACTCGCCCAACCTCTGTATCGTTTTGTTAAGCTCTGGATCTTTGAATTCTATAAAGAACGTCTGACCGCCGCGCTTAACAACTACAAATCTTGGCTCTCCACTCACCGTTTTTTCTTTAGACATTTGATCCAATGGGATCATGGTAGCGCCGTCAGTACGATTTTCCTTTGGTCTATATTTGTTGTTATATATGGTCCATGGAGCCCGTGGATCTTTTTCGGTGATCTCGGGATCAGTTTCAAAACCAGAGTTCTGGAGCATGTCCAATAGCACATTGGCTACTTGATTTTTTTCGCCGCCCTTGATTTTTGCAGCGACGTCTAAGATGGCAATTACCAACGGATTAGCTGGAAGCGTGGTGCGCCCCTTAGCTTTCAAGCTTTCACTGCCTACAATAGAGAAGCCTCTGGTTTTATCTGACATGCGGTATTCGGCATCGATGCCCTCTTCTGCCGCAAAGCCTTTGAGTGGAACGTAGAACTGATACTGCCCTTCCCAATCTTCAACGGTTTCAAAATCCAATAATTGGTTTTCTACCATACGGTCTCGATGCTCTTTGAGCATGTCGTAAACCAGTTGAGCAGCTTCTTCCATTGTCCCAGACAAGCCATCAAACTCTGCCAGAGCAAGAATATCCACAGCCTCTTTGCTACTAATACCCGAGCCGCCCTGCTCCGTTTCGTAATCTTGAAATGGGATAGGGGTTTCTTCAAAGTACTGAATCATCCGTTGGTTTTCAGCATTCTCCGCAGCAGCTACTAGCTTTTCTCTTTTCTCTAAAGCCTTCTGTGCAATAACCACATTGCGCTCTGGGGCATGTTTAGCTAAAAGATATTTACCGAATGCTTCAACATCAAGATTCTTAGAAGCTAAAACTTTTTGAATGGGGATCAAATAATTTTTGGTAACTAGATCTAACTCATAAGCAGACTTACCATGCATAAGGTTTTCAGAGTCATAGAAGGACTCGGATGCAGGCAATCTTTCCAGCCCTCGATTAGCTGCTATCTTGCGCTCCAACTGCTTCATGTCGACGTACTGATCCATGATCCCTTTGTAGAAAGGCAGCAAGGTTTCCAGCCGATACTGAAGATCCTTCACAATGTCGGTTGCGTCTTCACCGTTAAACTTGTGGTCGTTGGGTATATTGTCAAGATCACCCTTCGCAAGCATGTCGAGCGATGTAGTTATCCCGCCATAGTTTTGGTTGACGTACCGACCGAGAGCTATGCGAGTTGCGATGGATGTTTCGTAGCCGTCTAAGCCTTCATCAAAGATGGTAGTTAGGAGGTCGTCGATATTATCGAAGCCTAACCAGTCATCGTCTCGCAACGCTTTGAGAAGACGCTTAGAGTCGGGAGACATAGCGTCAAGGTCTTGATCTGTTATGTCGGCTACATCCTCACCTTGAGGGATGGCGGCGTTTTCTAGGTCATCAACAAGTCGATTCCTGGTTGCCAGAGAATCGGGGGCTTCTCTGAATGCTGGCGTGTTTGCCATATCCAGAGAAGGAGTAACATTTACTTCGCTTTGATTTTGTTCGCGAACCTCTGGGCGTTCAACTTGCTCTGAGTCGGCGTTAATTTCGCCAGTTGTTCGTTGAACTCTTCCTGCTCCAGACTCGAGTGCAGATCTGCTTGATCTAGGTAATCTCTGTCCACCTTGTCCACTCTCAATGATTTTTCTGAATTCTGTTTCATAATCTGTCGGCTCCGATTTTGCGTTACCTACTCCATGCAGCTTGTATAGCTCTTTTTCTGGATACCAGATTATAGCTTGCAACGCGCCCATGTTAATAGGATCTTCAGGGAAATTGAGATTTACTTTATCTAACGCTTTCTGCATCACACTGCGTATATATTCTCGCTCGTTGCCATTTTGTGGCGCTTGTTTTTCGCCCTGAGAATTTTTTAAGGTGTTAGACGCCTTGTTAATGGTGCTCTTGATTTTGAAACCACCATTACTATATGCAAGTTGCACCCTGGTTGCGTAGTCGACTAGGTAGTCGTCATCATTTCGCAACTGCACCCTGCTTATTCCATCATCTTTTAATTTCTTTTTGTAACTGTCACTTAAGGCGACTTCTCTAAACTTAGCTATTTGTGCTGGAAGCTTTCGAGTAGCTTCGCTCATTAAGGAGCCAGTAAGTCTGCCGTAAGTGCGCATGAACCAACGGTCCATAGTTAAAGGATCGAAGTTGCCGTTCAGGTTTTGGTAGAACCCTCCACCAATCTTTGGTCCCAAGATGGCTGAACCTTTTAACTTAGTACCCATTAGTTCGCCAGAAACCTTCAGACCGTAGTCATTTTTTAGCTCTTTAACGGTGACGTCTTGGTCCATAAACTCTCTCACAGAATCTATCCGGCTAGCAGAAATGAGATCGTTGAGCTGCATGAAAGCAGCTTTCATAGCTTGACTCTCTTTTCCGGCACCAAAATCAGGAAAGATTTTAGACTCCCGATACTGATCGTATATGGTGAACGTGTTTACAGAATTTCCTGGGACGTCTGCACCGTTACTGGTGATCGCCATAATCGCAGTGAACGCGAACTTTGCATTTGGATCGTTGTTGAGCTCTGGGAATCGCTCCGCCGCGAGACTCATGGCGTTGGCTACTTTTTCTTGATACCACTGCCCAGCGTTACCTTCTTTATTTAACGCCTCAGTTGCCTCGTGAGCGATGAGATCTGAAATAATTTCCGAATTCTCATCAGTTTGCTCTGACAAATCCCTGCGTGGATATGCTGCGCTAGCTATATTGTCGAATTCCCTAGCAACCTTAACAACCGTAGGCTTGCCCTCTACTTGGCTAGGCGCTTGATCACCGTACAGAACGGGAGAGGCTGTTAGTCTTTGAGACGCTTCAGGGAGATCTTCAAACCTTACGTCTAAGGAAGGGGTTACTTGTAGAGAGCGTCCAGATGCGTCCCTGTTTTGATCTGAGGTCGATCTCTCCATGGTAGGTGAGGCTCGTCCGCCTGAACCGCCTCTAGAGCTATCTGGTCCACTTCCTCTGTTGAGAGGAATTTGTACGACTCTATTGCTGGTCCGTGACCGAAATTCTGACGGTACTGAGCTACCGCTGGGCTCTCTGTTCTCTTTAGGGGTACGTTTATTTTCATCGTTTATTAGTTGTCCTGCGGTTTTTAATGGCTCAGCCTGAATAAGCCTGAATAGATTGTATATCTCTGGTGATACGTTTTTCAACAGATCTGGCTTGGTAATGAACACCGCGCCAGCCTGCGCAAAAACTTCTTTTTCAAATGTGCGCAGACTTTCACTCATTTGCGATGGCTGATCTGGATACTTCTCATTGATGTCTGTTAGCGTGTTTCCGATAATAGCAAATGGGTAGTGGAACTCTTTACCCAACTCAGTCCCTCTAGCCCATTCCTCGTAGAGACGACCAACTGGATCAGCAAAATCGAGAGAAACGACGGCGTCGTCTGGATCGACGAAGCCACCTGAAGAGTCAATGTCAATTCGTAATTCAGGAAGCCTAGCGGAGTAACCATTTAGCTCGTCAGCCAAGTGCCAATGCTCATGAGCCACGACATGCATTAGCCTCGCTCTTGCAGGGAGGTCTGTCGTAGCTGATTCGAGCAGGCTTTGCCTAACGCTTATTGAAAACCGACTTGGGTAGAATGAACCCGCAACGCTTCGGTTGTAATCATTGACAAAAATGCCATTAGTATTGGTGACAAAATCGACAGGCATCCCTTTTTCGACCAGGTCTAACAGAACGTGAACAAATTGTGCAACTTCAGAGCTAGAGTCTAAGCTATCAGTTAAGTCGCCGCTGTATTCATCAAGTAAGGGCATCAACGGAACTTGCCTTCCATCGTCTGACTCAACAACAACAAATGGATTTCTATCACTTCCATATTTGCCTGAAGACGCAAGATTTCTATAGAGCATCGACATGCTCCCAAAAGCCTTCTGGGTGAACGAATCACCAGTCTGACCCATTTGAACCTGTTGGTCCTTCATCAGGTTCATGGCGGTTATTCTCTGGGCGATCGTTGGGTTGGGCTCCCCTTCAATCATGCCGGAACCAGTAATCGACCCTGATGCTCGATTTGCACCTATAGGTATGCCAGGAAACGCATCTATTCCAGCAACTTCGATAATCATTTGATCTGAAGGATCTGTCGCCTGCTGCTCGTCAAATTCTCTCTGACGAATCACTTTGAATCGCTCAAGCGCGTCTTTCTTGTTGCCGCCCAGATACCCATCCATTCCTTTAGCAGCAGTACCCAAAGCTTCTCGGTCATACCAGCTTCTGGACTGAGCGTCGTAGAACATTCTGCGCTCATCGCCATCACTAAACGAAACGATGTGTTCACCGTTTTGCTGAAAATCTTTATCTTTTTTCGTTGATTTGTTGGCGTCGAGCGAAGGGTCTTTAACTCTAAGCTCTTGAGTTGCGGGAGCTTCCTGAACAGATCCGCCGGATGCGGCAAACTCTTCTTGCCGGATATCTTTTATAGCCTGAACAGCTTCCCGTTTGTTATCGCCCAACTCCAAGTCAGTTTCGGCGTCATACCAAAACTCACCGTCTTTACGAATCGTTCGTACATCACCATCCGGAAAGGTTAAATCTGTCTCGGTGTCTGGGTTATCTAAATTTCTTTTTTGTTTCGGGTTTGCGTCTGGCTGAGAGACTCTGCTTTCTGTTTGTCCGCTCTCTCGTCCAGTATCTTCCGTAACATCGCCTTCGCGTACCGCTGCGAGTTCTCGTTCATTGGTGGCATTTTGCCGTCGATCAGAAATTGCAGTCCGCGCTTCTGCTTCTCGCTGAGTTGCATTGGTTTCTCTTCCATCAGGTTCCCCAAATATGTTGTTAAGTTCAGCGTCTTTCTCGCTGTCAGTCATCTCGCCCCATACTGGCAGTTCGAGACGATTAGTATCGCCTAAAGTAATGCCTGCTAATGCGTCATCGTACTCTAATTCTGTGACAGTTACCCCAGCACCTTCTTGGGACAAGTCAGCTATGACACTGCTCTGTTGACTTTGTTCTATAAGCTCAAGATCCGCTAGATAACCAAGCATGGAATCTATATGCCGCTGCTCTACAACCCCTAGCTTCTTTCCAGCAATTGCTTTTGCGACAACCCGTCGAGTTGCCTCACCGTTTGTATTGCCTCCTAAGTTTCCATCTTTTTGAGCCTGTTGGAACCATTCTGATCGAGCAACCCAAGGAGACCGACCTAATGATTCGCCTTCCGGTCCAACAATACCTTTTCCACCGATTATTTCCCATCCGGCATACTCAGCCATAGCCGTTAATGTTTCTGCATTCCTTTGAATCGGATCTTCAACGATTGGAGCGGCGTCAGCCACTGGCTCTGCAACACCCTCTACCAGAGCTTCTTCAGCAACAGGAGTTTGCACCGCCGTACTAGCTCTCTGCCTTTCTATGCCGGCGAGAGTTTGCACCGCAGAACCTTTGTTGTCCCCAAGGTCAACATTAAGTCTTCCGTTACTCCCAACACCAAGCTCTGGCAATCCTTCTGAAGCTAAATACCAACCTCCGCCAGCATCCGCTGCGTACTCCTTCATTTGATATGTTGTGCCGCTGTCGGGGAAGCTGACCTCTGTGACAGGGATACCTATTCCGTTAAGGGTGTTTTTTACAGTAGGTTTTGCTATAACGCGATTTTCATCGGTTAATGGGCTAACGAAAGGACCACGGTCATTTAGGGGCTTATTGTCTACGGGACCAATAAGTGGCGACACTACGGGCTCGTTGGTACTAATTGTGCCTCTACCCTCAATGCGCGATGACATCGTGGGTTCGGCTCTAGTCCTAGTTGGAGTGGTTTCTGCAACTCCTGTCTGTGGGGTCTCTTCGCTTACAGCAACAGCATCCTCTCTAATTTCGTCGAGAGTTTGAGTTGTAGTCGTTGTCGATCCATCTGTTTCAACTGTAGTCGTAGACGCCACTGGTGAAGGTACAGGCGGAAGATCTACTAACCCTTCGTCAACCTCTTCGGGTGGATAAAGAATCATGCTGCCTTTATTGCTAACGCTATAGGTGGTAGTGCCACCTGTAGAATCAGCAGTAATTAACCCATCAGCCAACATTGCAGTTATAAGCTGTTGTTGGTTTTCAGGAGTCTCCATCATTGCCTCGGCTAATTCTTCAGAGGTAATGCCGGCAGAAAGATCAATCGTCTCTAAGTTATCTACAATATTACTGTCGACCGATGGCTGCTGTGTAGTAGCTACTTCCTGATTCCCAACTAATTCCTGAGTATCACTTGCTTCAGGTGCTGGTAATGCTTGGTTAGACGATTCAGTAAACTCTGCATCAACAACCTCTCTAACAGAGTCTCGCATTGCTTGCAGGCGATTTTCAGTATCTTGTATTAGTGCGTCACGAATACTAGGTTCAGGCTCTCTGCCTCTAAGGGCGCTTACACCCTCGCCTATTGGTGCTGTAACGCCCGATACCGCAAAGCCACCTATCAATCCGGCAGCAGCGGCGTTCATTACTTTTGATCTTGTTTCTTCATTAGAGAGAGCTTCTAAGTACTCTATCTTTTGCTGATCGGTGAAATTGTTATTGGCAAAGGTTACAGCCATCTCAGTAATCATTACCTGAGTAGCTTCTGTCATGCCTTCGATACCAGAGGTCTTACCAACCTCTTTAAGAACCCTCTCGATAGCTCCTGATTTTTGTAATGCTTCCGCACTTAGAAAATCTTTTAACGGCTCCAGCATGTCCGGCGTAAGCTGCTTTGCCACACGCAACGGTACTGCGAAGGTATCCAGAGCTCCGGCAGTTATACCAGCAGCAATAGCGGTGCCTGGAGCTTGTACGCCAGTTCTCTCATATATCTCACCAAAGTTTTCACCCGTGTTGAGAGTTACTGATTGCGATCCAGATCCGACTAACCCGTACTTATATGCTTGCTTACTTATATAGTCTTGCTTGGCTCTATTTGCAGCTTCTTTAGCTATCGCCCCTTCCATGTCCTCACGGATCAGTTCTTGTAGGCGATCATTTTCCGCTGTGTCAAAGTCCCTGTCTTTAAGGCGAAGCTTCTTGAGAGCGTTAGATAAACCTTCACTACCCAAGGTTGTTTCATCTTTAATTTGTTTTTTAGCTAGCGCCTCTAAAGCTTCCTTAGCACCCTCCTTCCCTAAGTACTTTGCCGCAGTACCGGCTACTATACCTGTTACTCCACCAGTACCTAAACTTATAGCTATGCTAGGTAATACGTTACCGATCGTATAACCAAGGTAATCGCCTAACCGCTCCATGCCGCCATCTAGAGTCAGGTCTATCTCTTCTAATGTTCCTACGTTGGGGGAGAATTTTTCCGCCTCACGCATTTTTTCTTGATAGTACCCCAGCCCTGAATTGACCATTTCTTGATCATCTACAAGTGATCCTAAAGTAGCTTTAGCTGCCCCATATAAGCCCAACATTTGCTGAGTGCCAGCGATGGCACCCATAGTAAACTGAGAGTCTTCTTCCTCTAATAACGCATCACCCAGATTGTTAATGCGCTCCATTTCAGTTTGTTGAAATTGAGCGTTTTCGCTGGGCGGCGGAACGCTTGCAGCTTGCACTGCCGGCATTGTTGGAGTTACCGGATCTGGCTGGTTAGGGACTGTAAAGTCTTCTCCCTCAGTTTCGAGAGACAAATCCTCTAAAGTAGATAGATCAAAATCACGATAAGATTGAAATCTTTTTTCTTTAGGGGCTTTAGGCTCATAACGTGCAGACGGATCTTGCCTACCAGTATAAGAATTTAATGGCATCAGGCTTCCCTTACTTCAGTTATTTTATTTTTCCAGCGGCTTTCATTGCTCTTATAAGTTTTTTCGGATCGTCCGCAACCCCGTTTAGTTGTGAAACTATCGCGTTGTTTGTCAGTGTATAAACCTCGCCGAGAGTCACGTTGTCCCTTCCTTGAAGCGCCGGCTCTACGAACTGCAAACCTGTTGGCAGCTCTATTGCACTTAGATCCGCTCTTGTTTGCTCCATAAACTGACGCATAGATTGTTGAGGTGGGGTGTGATCAACGTCGAAGAGTAGGTTTTCTTGTACTCTCGCCGTGATTTCATCGATTTGTTGTTGGGTTAGATTCTTCCCTGCCAAAGCGTTTGCTTCATCGGAGCTAACTAAGTTTATGAATGTGTTGTTATCGCCATTTTGTATAGCGCGTCTAACAATCTCTACCTTATCGTCAACAGCCTTCGCAAACTCTGCTTGTCCGTCAGAGCCTATGCCGTCCCCATCCGGATCGCCGAAACGCTGCAAAATTCTTGCCCGACGAACACCATTCCTTATTTGCGGCGATATACTTCCAGACATATAGTGTCCGGCTGCTGCGACCTCTTGAACCTGAGAAAGTTGTATTGCTACAGCTTCTCCATCAGTGATCGCCCTGTTACCTGTCAACGGAGCTTCATAGACCTGAACGTCGCCAGTGAGCGCGTTAGTAGCTTCAACGTATACGGTGGCACTAAGCGTTACGTCCTGTTGACCAGGATTGGATGGATTAGGTTGAACCCCGTTACCTTTAACATTAGCTAATGCAATCTTTGATACTTTGTAGTTACCGTCTTCCCGAATCCATTGCGGAGCGTTGCTCCACTCGGCGCCGATGTTGCGCCCGATATTTGCTGATCTATTTAGGTTCAATGCCCTTCCGTAAGCGTCAGTTACGTCATCAGTCATTTGTGCGCCAGGGTTTTGAGAAAGGTTGTAAGTGAAAGCTTGAATAGCTCTCGCTCCTTCACCCTGTTTTTTACTAACCATATCGCCAACATCGAATATGCCCCCCTCCAGAGACGCTACCAACTCATTAACTTGATTAAGAGTTTCTGGTGTGTAGTCTTCAGTATCAGTAAGCAGGCTATGTAATCGATCTAAAGCTCCTGCTTGGTTAACTTTTGCCTGATAAGATTGTCTGCGTTCGTTTTCAAGTGTTGTTTTTACATTCGCTGGATTGTTCGGGTCTTGGTCGAATTTTTGCTTGTTACGCTTTAGTTCTTCATCAGCTAGATTCCGGCGATTGGTTTCCTCTAACGTCAATCTTCTATTGTCGGCTGTAGCCTGCGCAGTCGCAGCCGTTGACATAAGCCTCAACCGATTCTCTTCAGCTTGCAGACCTAACTGTTTCGTCCGAAAATCCGCAGTCGCTTCATCACTAGCAACCTTAGCTTCAAGCGTATCCTTAGCTAGCTCGTTTCTATCGAACCGATCTTGTACGCCTTGTACCAAACCAAAACCTTGCGCCAGTCCAGCACCAAATCCACCGTAATTACGAACAGCCATAAATCACCTAATCAAATAATTTTGAGATCAAAAAAGCAGCGCCCAAGCCAATAGCTATAGGAGCCGCAATAGTAGAAAGAGTTGCCATGGTTCCAGTTGAACTGGCGGCTGTACCAGCAGCAGCTGCTGCCCCTTCTGTAGCCGCGACAGCAGCTCCGGTTTCTCCGACTGCGACGGCTCCACCTTCTAGTGCTGCATTGGTTGCCAGAGTCTCAGAAACAGCAGCGACTCCCTCCGCGCCGGTTACAGCAGCCTCGCCAGAGGCTGGATTGAAAATTAACTTCCCACCTTTGGTAGCAAACTCGCCACTTTCCGCAACTCCAGCCATGGAATTCAAAGTACTTACAGAATCACTTGCCGCTTTCCCCGCCTGCAAAGATTTCTGCAAACCGTAACTAGCACCAATACCGGAAGCTGTTCCGTACAACTGGCTCCGTTGCTGCATCTCGGCAGCTTCTATCTGGTCTGCCGCAGCGTTTTCTCTATTTTCTAACTGAGCGTTCGCGGAAAATCCTGCGTTAGATCTTTTGCGCAACCCTTGTCCAACAGCTATTAACGTCATGCGCCACTCCTTGCTTTCTGACCTAACGCAGTTGTAGTGCCTGTAAGCAATGCATCGCGTCTATCACTGTCCCTTAGTCTTGTATCGTTCAATCCACCAACTAAAGCGGATACGTTAGCGTTTTGATTTGAATATCCTGAGTTGTCCGCTACGCCAAGACGCTCCATGGCACGACCTTGCTGCCCTTGGATGTTTAGCCCCGCACCCATAACCGCCTCTCTCGTCCTAGTGAGGTCTCCTTCAAGAGAAGTTGTTCCTGTAGGAGTAATTGATGCCGCTAAAGCATCTTCCACTGGGGCGAACTTCCTCATGTAGTCGGAGGTTTGTGCGCGGATAATGTCTGCGTAAAGTTTGTCCCCAGGGTTTAGCCGTGGGTCCATTCCTAGGTAGCCGTATGGGTCAATCCTCTGCGTTTGTGCAGTCTGGAAAAACTGACCGGCAGCCATTTGAGACTCAGGGTTCAGCCCGTTCATCATCTCTAAGAAAAAATTAGACATTAGACAGTCCTCTGTTGAAGACCGTAGCCAGCGGCAACACCTGTAGCGGTGCCTGCTATGTTTTGCAGACTACTGGACCTCATAAAGTCTTGTTGAGCCTGCCTGCTGACCCGATCAACACCAGTCTGAGCAACATCAATCTGACCCTGCATTGAGTCGTTTTGTAGCCCTTGCCCGATGTTTACTACGTTGCCCAACATCTGGAAGCCGCGATCAGTGTTGGCAATTCCGGCGGAACTCGCTCCTAAACCCATACCTCTACTTTTAGCTGCCATGAGAGCCGCTGATTCGTTTTGCACTGCGCCAGATGAAGGGTCAAAACCTCGGTTATAAGCTGCGCGATTCATGTCTATCTGACCTTGCTCGTATACGCCTTGAGCCGCATTAGAGGCAGCACCCATCGCAGAATTGTAGTTTTGATCACTAAATTGTGCGGTTGCATCAGCTATCGCCATGTCTTCAAACTTGCCAAAGACTTCATTAAACCTGTTGTAATCGACTGCTGATCGCTGCGCTAACGCTAGCCTTGACTCAGATTCTTCTGGTCCATAATCACTTCCGCCTCCGCACATAACTACACCTCTTTCTTCATAATTATTCCGACCTTCTTAAAGCCGTTTTTTAAGATCAACTTTTCGTAACCCGCGCCTGCAATGCCTGATGTGATTCCAATACAAACCTCATTGACTCCGCGACCCGTTGCCCAATTAACAAACTCTCGCAACACCTGCACTGTGGGCTTTGATATCCCGTCGCGCTGATCTGGAGAAAAAACCATAACCATGTCTTGCGCGATCTTCTTCTCAGAAAAGAAGTACTCGCTTATGTAGCCCAAGAAAAAGCCAACGATCTGACCTTCCTTTTCGACAACTCTCATAAACGTGTTGGATGCTGGGTTAGATCCAGCCTGCACAAGGGCGAGTGATTTTTGATCAGACCACCCGCAATTTGCGTACAAGCTGTTCTCTTGAAACCAGCGACCTAATGCGTTTATTGATTCGTAATCCTCAATAGAGGAAGGACGAACGACAAAAGCCATAATCGTGCCTAGTTGCTAAAGTTGATCCGTGTAATGACGTCCACCATGATCGGTGTGCGTTGCTGGGTTAAGCTCTGCCGGACGGCTGCTTACCCAGTTTAGAGGCGCTCAGTAATCTTAGAATTAGAGTTGAGCACCCTTATTTTAGTCCTTTTGTAGGCGTTAGCAAAGCAACGCCGACCCTGTTTTGTTCTTCACATGATTCGATAGATTAAGAGCCCTAGAGCCAGCGGGACCACTAACAAGCAAATCAAAACAATAACCCCAATCTGAGCTAAATCCTTTCTAAGTCTTTTCTTAGTAGCAATCCGCGCAGCAAGTTCCCTTTGCTTTGCCTTCCTCGCTTCAGCCATTTGAATCATGCACTCAGCGTATAAATGCCCGTTTCCGCTGACGGTAAATAAGTCCTTCACCTCGCGCATGGTCTCTTGAATCTGTTTTTTAGCTAATGCAGCTTTGACTGCATCCGCTTCACTCAATCCGCCGTCGTTAGCCGCCCTAGCAAGCTCGACCTCCGCTCCACCCAGCTTAGTTAGAAACGAACCAATACTTGACAGGTCGTCAGTTGCGCCTGCCACTTGCTTTATGGCAGCAGTAGCAGCATTGACTCCTGCAATAATCGCGGTGATTTCACCGACGACCACTAGCTAGGTACTTCTGGAAACGTCACCTGCTCTAACGAAGTTATATAAGAGTAGTCAGCAGGCAAATCCCTCAATGCCTGTCGATACATTTGCCACTCACTGCGCTGCTCTGCGGTCAATGGGGAGTCTGTTACTTGTGTCCAGTCAGTAGACAAAAGGATTAGGTCTCGTTCGCGTCTTACTTGCTCCAGCACCTGGGTAGTTTTATCGCTATCAGAGGGAGCAGGTTTGGCGACAATTAAGCCATTAACAACATGATAAGCTCCTTCGCCTAAAGTGCCCTCTATTACTGTCTCGCCAACGCCAGCCTGCATAGACAAATCACTATCGACACAATGCCCCGTCTTAACGATGGCTCCTTGCTCGTTATATACGACGTAGTTCTTCACTTCTTAACCTCAATAACAGCGAGGCTTCTTTCATCCGCATTGGTGCCTGATGAACTGTTGACGGAGCCTCCGTTGTTTCTCGCCTCAAGGGTATAAGTTAAGCTGCCAGCAGTAGTGCTGAAGTCAGTGAAAGATATATTGAAGTGGATCACTCCAGTGGTTACCGCACGTTTCTGCGTATAGATTATGGTCCCACCCTTTTTTATTACGGCAGTGACACTGTGGCTTCTGCCGCTGGTGTTGTTTGCAGTAAAACTGGCGACAATTAACGCAGGGGAGCCTGCTGACGTAAACGAAAGCGATTGAAGCGTTGTATACGAAGTGCTTCTAGGAACGGCAACAGCTATCTGACCATTAGCTACACTAGAATATGCCGACGTCGGAATCGTCACTGCATTACCTTTGATTTGCAAGGTGTCCACCCCGAGATTTTTGATAATTACTCGACCAGATCCATCTGTGTCTATCGTAACTCCATCAAGAAACAATCTGCTTGAACTAAGTGTCCCTGCCGTGATCTTGTTTGCGTTTAATTCATTAACTTGCAAAACGCCGTTAAGAGAAGACAGCGTGCTTCCATCAATGTTTAGTCTGCTGGTGCTAATCGTCCCTGCATTTATTTTGCCGGCATCTAGATTCGCGATCTTAGCGTTATCGATAGCTGCGTCCGCAATTTTAGCGTTTATGATTGACCCGTTACGAATAAATGCATCGGTCATATAAACGCCAGCGGGGACTGCTACCCCACCAATGGTGGTTGCTGAAGCCTGGACTATAAAAGGGACTGAGGCGGCAGTGGTGTTAGATCCGCCACGCATGATGGCAAAGCGATCCGCGTTGACGACAAACTCGCTAACAATATTGCCTGACGCTGTCGTTGTGCTGGCTAAACCATACCCCGCTACAGCCCCATTAAGATCAATCTTTACGGTGTACTGAGCCTCTAACCCATTGATACTGGTCGCTGCGGCTGTCACCGCCGCAGTGTTTCCCGCGAGTGTAGTACTGACTGTAGTGATGGACTGACTCAACGCACTGTCAGCACTGGCTCTTGTAGTAACTTCAGAACTAAATTGAGCAGACGTTGCTGCACCGTTCGCTGTTGTTTCTACAGCGCCCATGCGTGTCAGCAAACTGTTGCCGCTGTAACTAGATGAAAATCCAGTAAAGGTTTCAAGCGGATCGATCTTCGCAATAGGAGTGGAAAGGCTAGTAGCAAGCTGACCAGAAGTTATTGAATCAGTCAACGTAGTTAATAGAAAATTAACATCTGGGGCGGTAACACCCTGCACCCCTGAACTAGAATTATATGGTCCGGTAACGTCGTTGTTGTTGATTGCCCGAACCCAGTAGTAGAAGGTCTTCCCAGAGCCAACAGGGTCTGCGTAAACGCCCGTAAAGCCAGATACCTGAGCAACCATAGTCGCTGATGAAATCACATCAGAGGTGTGCCTCCATACCTGTACTGCGCTATGACCGTTATAAATCTTCAGATTCCAAGTCAGGATAATGTTTCTAAATGCACCGCTAGCTTGCAGATTTGTTGGTGCTGGCGGTATCGCCAAGTCTGGGAACTCATTAACGATTGCGATGCTTGAGGAAAGACCATTGAAGTTGGTTATCCCTGACGCAAGCTTCACTATTCCAGCGTCCAATAGGTCTCTGAAAGTAACCGCCCTATCTAACTTGTCACCACGCAATCCTTGGAGCGTATCTAGATTCTGCTTGATCGACTCACCAAATCGACGGTCTTGTTGTGACCAATCAGCAGGAACATTGGAATTGGATCGTTTATGCACCAAGCTCTCCAGCAGATTCGTAAACGCAAATTTCATTGATCGGCACAGACGCAGAGAGCTCAACCTCAAACTCGTTTGCTTTGTATCCAGATGGCAATCTAAATAACCCGTTACTCGTTACGGTCTGCGTGTGCTTTAACACACCGTCCGCATAAAGCTTAAACGTAGGGTTTGGTGAATAACTGTCACAGTCGACTTTAGCTATACCAGGATTCATTGGTCTGGCGACATGAAACTTTTTTGTCTTCCATGTGTAGGCTAAATTGGAGCCTTGAGCAAATTTGTACACCGCTCCACCAACAACCAAATAAAGTTCGTCGTTCTCTAAGTCGTTGAATCCGGCAGTAGCGTGGAAGTCTAGTTTTATATAGCTAGCTCTACCTCCACGAGGATCGATGATAAAGCCCTTGCTTTCGGACCCGTCATTATAAAAGCCAAGGTAGTGACCTTCGTACTGGAAAGCGACAATCGAAGAGGGAACCAACTCCTGCCACTGATCTCTACTCAGCAGCCCTTCAGTGAGTAACTCAAGTCCACTATCCGTAGCCCTAACGAGACCGTCTGGCGATGCGTACAAAACGTACTCGCCCATATCCACGACTGATCTCTTAGATACACAAGACAGTGTCGAATCGACTTCGGTCATAGTCATGGCTTCAGGGTCTAGACCTTGGATCAATGCAGGCTTCTCTTTTGTTAAAACTAACAATCCACTGTTAAGTGGCGCTAAGGCTACAACATCGCTCTTCATCGTTAGCCTGTACGCCGTAGGAAAAGCATGAGGCTGGAATGCTTGAGAGAAGGCAACGGTTTGACCACTAAACCCCGCCAAAATACCGTTAGGCATACTCACTAAACCAAGCAAAGCTCCATCGGGATGGTCAGCGGTTACTTCGTCAGGCGGAGCGGCAAAAGTTGTGGTGGGGATTTCTTCGCCCAAATTTATTTCTGCAATGGAGTCTGCTAAATTAGCCGCGTTGATACTTACATCTGCTACAAATCTAAAGACTCCGCTAGCATCAGTCCTGTACACACGCTTCTTTAACAGATTGTGAGGGCCAGTAGGATTGCTAGGGAAAGTAACTGTAACTCCCTGGTCAGAGAACACATCGACGACTTGTGACGCTAACGCCAAGCTTGGCTCCCCTTCTTCGCCGTAGAAACTGACGTAGGTAAAAATGTAACTTCTCGATTGTGCAGTCTCCGTCCCAGTTACTGAGGAAGAACCCGTTACAGCAACAGAGGAAAAACTAGCCGGCTTGGGTATCCCCAACTTATAATAGGTTCCGTTTCCAACTATTGCGGCAGTTGTCATCCGAGGGTAACCCGTGCTTCCGCCTATTCCGGTTACATACAAACGCTCATGAACGTCCTCCGCAATAGGTGATCTAATGATATCTATTTCTTCGTTTGAACCTATCCAGATGCTTGAGCTATACCTGAACAGGGTCTTTGTTGCCGCAGATATACTAAAAGAAGCTACTGGAGTAATTGACGCGGAAGCATTACCTTTCCATGGCTCCAGCCTGCCGCTGTCCAGTCGTGTGTTAGTCGCAACTTGAGCCATATCTTCCGGCAATAATCGAGAGTATATTTTTGGAGCTTTGCCACCAAACGTCTGAAGCTTAAATCCTGTCACTTGCTAACTCCTTTAGTTCGTTCGTAAGTTCTTCCTCCAGACAATCCCAAAAGTCCAAGCAGCAAAGGCATCATCACGCCAGCGTCAGCTTGAGGGATGACAACGCCAAATCCAGCGGCGAGCGGCGAAACGAGGAAATTCACGAATAAGCCCAGTACGCAGCAATAACCGGCTAGTGGGCGCCACGAACTCTGAAACCAATTCCCTTTGGCGTCGAGCTTCAAAACCTCGATCTGCTGCAAAGCTATTTCCTGACCATGCTTTTCGGACATGGTCGCGATTTCGTGCGCGAGGGCAGCTTTCTGATCCGCGTCAGGGACGAACTTATCTAATAGACCAGAGACTGGACCGATTAACTGACTAACTAACGACATAGCTACTCAGATCCGACCGACACTGCCGCACTGTGCGATTGTCCAATTGTTTGTTGCGGTCATTAGTTGTTTTCCAGTGTTTGTACTTTAGACTCTAAGGTTTCAATTCGGGTCATAGCTTCTTGCAGTGCTTTAACAGCCTTCATATAAAGAATGCTGTATTTCATAACTTTTGTGACTTCGCCAGTGCCTTCAATGCTCCCATCGTCTGCTGTGACTTGATCAGGAGATTCATAAACCAAACCAGTCATTCCCGCTGCTTCAACCTCTTGAGCAATTACACCTATTTGCGTGGGTTCAGATGCGTTTTCCTCTTTGAAACTATACTTGCGAACCGTTAATGCCTTTATGTCATCCCACTGGGAACCTGCATCAACTATATTTTCTTTTAGCTTTACATCTGAAATTCCAGTGTAAGAATTGTTGCTGTTTAAGAGATCGCCATTGGAGAGTATTTTGCATCTGTCGGTGCCGCCGCCAGCAAATGCCGCAAAATATCTGGTGCCATCGTTGGGATCATTTGCAAGCGTCAGGGCTATTCCATATTCATTTGCTGCT